ACCCTTCACGCTCAGCATCAATGCTATCTGCATATGTAGATTGTTGTATTCTAATAGCATTTGGATCCATACCTAGCAAACGAGCAATTTGTATCATCTGCGGTGGTGTTGCTGGATAGTTAAAAGATACATCAATAATTGACATACTTTCGTTTTCAGCTTCTGGAAATACTGGAAGAGTCTTTTGAATTGGAGTTTTCTTTGCACCAGACATTTTAATAACATCAAACTGCTGAAGTTTTTCTTCCAAATCGTTTAAGACATCAGCTTCAACATCACCAAGAATATAAATCTTGTAATCAAATGTTTGTTTGGCTTCTGTCAAGTATTGTGATAATGATTTCATCTTTTGTTCCTTCTATGCAGTATTTAGCTCAATTGGAGTTCTTTTGTTCTTTGTTGTCGCTTAACAATCGATCTAAAAGTGCGTTTCTATCTAATACAACGCCGGTTCCGTTGACTGTTTCGTCATTAACTATAGCAACCTTTTGATCTAAGTTTGCTTTCTTTAGCTGTAGGTCAACCATTTTTAGTTTTTTGTTTAATTTAGCAGTCTTTGCAGTGATAGCATGCCCAAGCATTTGACTTGCAACACCAAATATATCACTTGCCCAACGACTGTCAACATTCATACCCAAGTCCATCATGTCTTCATAGCCTTTTACTGCTTTGCCAGCAAGGTCGTCCATTTCTGTATCACTTGCTTCTAGTCCACGTACCAATGGCAAGGCTGCCTGTACTTTGTCTAATTCACTAAGTGTGTTTTGCATCACAGGATTATTTTCTGGCTTTGCTTCGGGTACATTATCAGGAGTTACTTCGTCGGGTAACCCATCTTCAACAGTGTCAGTTGGTAGTTCAAATAGCTCTTCTAGTTTCCTGGTCATGTGCTTCCTTTAGACAGTTAGGACATACGCAATCTTGCAATTCAGTATTCACTGTTACCAATGGTTCTAACATACACCAACAGGTATAATCTGGATCGCAAGTAAATCTGGTATTACACAGTTCGCAAGTCTTCATTATACTTATTTACGCTTTCCACCTTGACGGAAAATATCATCCTCTGTTATAACTCTAAATGTTAGTCCATTACGTTTACACCATGCTTGAGCGGCTGCCCATTTAGCATAGTTAACTGCAACAATAGCTCTATCTCTATTGCTGGCTTTACTTTCAAGTATGCTTTGTTTCTTAGGTTTGATTTCTATTAGTTCAGTAACAACTTGATTATGTTTGTTTCTGTATTGTATAAGAAAGTCTGGAATATAACGTGTGGGTTTTCCTGTAAGTGGATTTCTATATGGTATTGTTAGACTTTCGCTTGACCAACTTATGATATGGTCGTTGCTATCACAGAATCTCATGAATGCAAGTTCCCAGCCACTGCGATATTTAGGCACGCCTTTGCCTGCATACTTGTGTGCATTGATTACCACATACGGACCTTGCTGAAACTTGTTAGCCACAGGTCACCTATATCAGTATGTTGCGAGCAGCGTATTGGTTAGGAGTAGGAATATTGGTTATACCAAGTAAGGTAGCATTACTGCGTTGATTATTGAGATAATATGCCAGTGTAGCAGTAATTTGAACTTGATTTTGTTTGCTTAGTTCACTGAGAATAGTTTCTACAGGATTGCCACTGTCTTCACTGATAGTAAAAACACTCAGTGTAAAATTCTTAGCTGCATCACCGTCAGCAAAAATACTTGTAAAAAAACTTAATACACTATCATAGGTATTTGAATCAATAACAAGTTCACGTTTGTAGAATTCATCAAATACTCTTACTGTAGGATCTGTTCCTGGATTTGTATAGTTTACAGTTGCCATTTTTATTTTACTTTAGTTTAGTTTGATCTGGAATAGTTACTGGTTTGGTTAGGTTAGTGTATGGTGTTGTTCCGACAGGTGTGGGTGTTGGTTTTAATGTAGCCGGTGCTTTATAACCAGTTGCAGGATCCACAGGAGTTTTAGGGTATAATACACCACGTGCTGCACCTGGAAGTTCTTGTTTAATTTGTTGTCTAGCAATATTCTCTGATTCAGTTTTAAGTATTGCTTGCAAGTCTCTTCCTTTGAAAGTTTCAAATGCAGTGCCACCTTTTTGTATTGCACCAACAACTCCTGCTAAGTTACCAGCACTTAAATCTGTGACTATACCTGCGGCTGCATCAACCAGTCCACCTTGTCCAAATATTGTACCAGCACTTCCTGGTCTTGCCAATGGTGATTTAATTGTGTCATAGCTACCTGGGTTACCAAAACTCGGAATACCACCATCTGGATTATTACCAGTTAGTGCTCCACTGTAATACTTTACTGTTTCGTAATCAAAGGTAAAAGTATTTTGCATAATACCTGCACCTTCTGAATAGTTGTAGGTGTCATGTTCAAAAGAACTAATTAGTGGATTAATTAATGTATAAGCTGCCCATTGATGATCATTCATACCAAAGATAGTTATATCACGGAAGAATGCAGGCTTTCCGCCTCGTGCACCATCCATATAACTCTCGCCAATATATCCCCAGTCGTTAATTTCTCTGTCTTGTGTATAGATATCTCTAAATCCATAAGGATATGCTGCACCTGGATCAACACCTGTTGCATTAGGTCCTATACTACCATTGGTAACTGCGGCATCCCAATACTTTTGACTAGCATCTTTATAATAATAAGAATAGTAATTGTACCATAACTCTCTTGACAAGTCACTGGTATCATCATGCATAATACAAGTGATAGGATCATATTCAATCTGCGTCTGTACTTTACGTTTTCGGTTGTACTGATTCATAGTTTCAACTGAAAACTTGTAACTAGGAAGTTTAACTTCCTTTACAAGTAAACTGAGGTTGTCTACATCTTGAGCTTGAAAAATACTTGTCAATTGCGGAATTTGTTGTATGTTCAGTCGGAATACAACATGGAATAGAAATTTCTTACGTGGAGAAAGAGCATAGTTATTACTACGAAACGTTTTGCTCGCGTGTGTATAGTCTTTTAAGAAATCGTTGCCAAAGAACCCTTTGAGAAAGTCTTCACCGAAACCCATAAGTTACTCCTTTAACTTAATTAGCCAGTTACAACGTCACCTAGTGTTCTTCCTACTGTAGCACCAATTCCTGTTCCAAGTGGTGTTTGAACTGCGTTGTCATAACGTATTGAAGTTTCAATAGTTACAGGATCATTTGAACCATAATCTAAGTCACCATAGTTAGCATTTACTAAAAAGCAACCATATAGTTCCCATGTCTCTAGTACGTTTGGTGTGCTTGTTCCATTACCACCATCTAATACTTCACAACGTGTTGTAAATTTATAGTCAATACCTGAACTAGCTGATGCTTGCTCTAGTGTGTCCATTTGCTTTTGTATTTGCTCACCAATTAATCTACTTACGTGCCCTCCAGCATCATCACGGAATGTTGCTGACACGGCGTCCCAAGTCTGTCGACCTGCTAAGTAAATTCTACTGTTGTAGATTGGAACTTCAATTTCTTCAAAGTTTATAGTTGGTCTAGTAAAAGTCATTACCTGTTTGGTAAGTTCTGTTCTAGGTGTAGTTACGCCAAGATTTTCAAATACCACCCGGTAGCGATATTTTAACTTTGGCATTAACAGTCCTTGGGTTGGACTACTTTGGTCTGATGCCAAAGGCACTGTCATTCTTGTTAGCGATGATACGGCCATTTTATATTCTCCTAATTACAATATTATTTATCTAAATTCTGTCACAAAAAATAGGGCCTTAGACCCCATTTTTCATTATTTAAAGTAGTTTAATAGTAGGTTAAACTGCTGCTGAGCTTGCTACGTTACCAGCTGATATTTCACCTGTGTTCTTAATTCTAACCGGTATGTATATAAATTCAATAGCTTTAACTGGCTCAATAGCAACATCAACGTATAGTTCGTTTGCATCAATTCTAGTTGGTGTGTTATTTGAAGTATCACATACTACCAAGTAATCATATATACCACGTTTTGCTACTAGATCAATCATCAAGCTCTCTACTGAGTTTTTAATCTCATCACGTGTTGTTTGATCGTTTGGCTCAAATACAAAGTTCTTACCAATTACTTCAAGTCTACCACGAATGAACGCTATTAATCTTGCAACGTTGATTCTATCTAAAGAACTTCCTGTGTATGTTGTTTTATTACCATAGTTAAGTATGCCACTTCCAGGAATAAACGTAATTGGGTTAATTGAATTTTCATACAACGTATCTCTTAGACCTTGTCTAACAGCAGTTTGTACAAACTCTCCTGTCTGTGCATTAACATATCCTAATTGACTTGCGTTATCTACAGTACCCCGTCTTGTTCCAGCTGGTGCTAACCAAGGATAAGCAACATCATCTGAACGTACAACTGTTCTCAATATCATATGTGATGGTGGAGCAACTACAGTTGTTCCGCTTAAATCAGTTGTTTGACAACTTGGATAAAACACACCAAAGTATGGATCTGAAATTGTTAACCCATCACCACTTGCATTGGTTGCCCAATTAGTAACAGCTGTTCCTGTATCTTCTAAACGCATTGGAGTATCACCGATAATAAACGCTGTGTTATTGCGTTCATTGTTTAGTGCTACCATGTTAACTCCGAGCTCTTCGTAGTTAGGACATGCAATTAAATTGAATATCTTTTGTTCTTCACGAAGCTCTTGTGCACCATCGATACTTGACTTTAATGCAGAAACAACAATTGCTCTAACTGCATTTCTTCCTGCGTACATGGCACCATTGCTTTGTAATCCACTTGCAGTTACCCATGCATCTGTTACTGTTGGTAATGCACCAAATGTTGCAAAAGGAAAGTCTGCGGCATTAAAGTAATCAGCTTGGAAACTTTTTACATTAAATCCTGAACGTCTCATATTCCACAC